CCACCGTTATAATAAGTTTTTGTCCATTTACCGGAGTACCTGAGGGAGCGTTAAATAGTAAGGCGCCTGCTTGTGCGGTGACAATGAACATGTCCTGTGTATCACCGGCAATGGAAACACCGGTATCTGTTGTGTAGGAAGCTGCCGTTAAGACGCGGGGGGTTACTCGTTTATTGGTCAGCGTTTGAGTCCCTGTTAAGGTTACAACATCCCCTGTAGGAGTATTAATCACAGGTGAGGTGAGGGTCTTATTAGTCATTGTCTGTGTAGCGGTATGAGTGATGACTTTGGTTATATCTAGTAATCCGGTTGAGACTACTACCAATTCTGCTAAAGCATCATAGATAGATTTAGCCCAGAGGACATCAGGCCCGAACTCTACTACGGCATTAATGGCATGTGTCTGGTCTGAACCTGAAGCATCAGCGTTCCGGGTAAGGCCGGTTAGGGTTGATCCGGATACTGCTGTGTAAGATACGACTTCTCTCGCACTTGGCGTTTCTACATCAGAGGAATTGATACGGTCAACAATGAAAACCCCGGGGAGATTAGGGATGCTGGTAGTGTTGTTTAAAGTGACGGTGGTGGCAGCAGCAGCTAGTTGTGCTCCTAGAGTTTTCTGTACAAAGTTTGCTGTGGGTGAGGCTTTAATAGCTTGTGCCATGACAGCAGAGTAGTTCAGAAGAATAGGAGGTTATCAAGACTTAGACTCTCTGGGCGGAGGAAAGAGAGCCTTCTGACTGAGGAGAGGCGGTTATTCTTGAACCTAAAAACTCAAAATTTGAGGAGCTGGATGTACAGGAGATCTCAATTTGTACCAGCCTTGACTCTTTATTCAACTCTCCCCATCGGGTGAACTCGTCAGACCCTGTAACTGTAGTGCCCTTGGTATCTCCCCAGATCTTTGTACCCCAGGTATTTGCTCCCCATCCTGATTTACCTGAAATAGCTGCGCCCTCGATAGTGAAGCTTTTAATGGTTGAAGTTATCCCTGCTCTGTTTTCAGAGAGGATGTTGATGGTAACTGTTCCGGTAATATTTCTGAATAAGACATAGAAAAGCTGCAACTCTTTTAATAGGCTCCAGGAGTTAAATGCCTCTTTGTTGAGTCTTAAGGTTTTGGTAATGGTTGTGCCGTTGTCTGAATTAATCGAGGCTTCAAATGTGTACGCTTGGTTGGAATCAGATGACCCAAGCACCCACCTCTCAGTTCCTGAGCTGTCAACATATTTAATCATCTTATTAATACCGAAAGGCATTTTCCAAATCCCTGCAAAGGAGCCTCTCTCTCTGTCATAAATCAATAATTCTTTTCTGGCGGGGAAGGAGAGGAGATATTTATTGTTTACATACATCGCACAGCAGGTGGTGTAATCAGTGCTGTTTAGAAGGGCTAAATATGGCCTAATTCGGGCTGATATCTCATTAGTCCTAATAATGGATAAGAAGTTGGGTTCATAGCCTACAACATATAACCCCTGTCTTCCAAAATAGATTACATCGTTCTCCATTATCTGAATTGAGTCAGCACTGGTACAGCCTACGGCGGTGCTGATTGGCTGGACTTGGGGATCTAGAACAACAAAGTCACCAATTGAAATGGTCTGAAGCTCTACAGCATAAGAGGCAAATTCTTTAAAGACAGTAATCTTGCTTGAACCCGGCTGAACTTCATACCCTGTAATGGGAAAACCGTCATCAGGGCCTACATAGACTGACCCGCCTCCATCTACCCAGTTAAATTTAGACTGATTAGGATATCTTCCGGAGATAAGCAGTTTTGTAGGGTCTTTGTAGTCAACCATCAAGAGGCGGTCTCCGACAGGATCCTTATTAACAAACTCACTCTCGACACCTCCTGTGGTGTTAGATAACGGAGGCAGGATAATTTCGGAGGCTAGATCTCCTACATCAACATAGCGGGTTGTAGACGCTCCAACACCAGCTAGAAACGTTTCATCTCCAGGAAGACCTCTATAAATCTGATAGCCTGCAAGGGAGGCGGCAGAAGGGGCCGACCAATAAACATCAACTCTAGTATTTGCTAAATCTTGAGGCAGGTTAGGTAAGAGGATCCGGCTTGATGGGTTGGTCTCTCCTCCATTAGCGCCTAGTGCAGTAACTACCCAGCTCCAGATATAGGTTCCTGATGCACCTGACATGTTCGTAGCATTGCCTATTGTAGGCGGTGAAATGGTGGCAAAAACGGACAGGCCGGTTCCATTGTACCTAGTTAATGCCCTGCTCTTTGAAACAAGGTATGTAAACCCACCCATCTGTTCTGACCGGATAATGGATCCTGAGGGGAATGATTGCCCTGTTATGACTGTTGAGGACGTTCCATTCTTTTTGACGATAAACCCCTGATCAGATAATGCCAGTAGTTCGTTAGTCAAAGAGAGGACGTTGTTGTATGTCGCAAATCCTTTAATCGTGCCTGTGGAGTTAACTGAGAAGTATGTCGAGGTTCCCCATCGGCCTGTGGGTACGCCTGAGCCGATTAGCATAATATTATCACCCTGAGCGTATTCATCCCTGCCTAATTCCGTAGGCCGAAGTAAGAGATTCAGCCCCTTACGGAATGTTCTCCATTCTGCTTCAAGATCTTTGCGTCTTTTGTATGCCGGAATATTAGTATTAAGTTGAGGCATTGTTTATCCTATCGAGTACGCAGCCGTACCTTGCCTTCTTGTCGTATTAATACCCCCCCCGGGGGTTTTCATCTCCCTTCCTAGGAGGTTTTGCAGCTTGTTATTACTCTCTGCTCTTTTAATGGGAAACCTATCATCCTGACGAGACTCCAGCACATATGATTCTACAGCAGTAACCACATACAGTGGGTCAGATAATTCGCAAACATCGGTTAATGTAAGTAGCCCTGAGGGATATCTCTGGATATCCATTGAGAGTGTCGCTCCAGCAGTTAGCCCATTAAAAACCGCTGTATACCCTTGAGCTGGGTTTCCCATGAGGTATAAATATTTATCTGTTGTGGCCTTCCCAAATCTTTCGAGGGGCTTAATCTCCTCATACGGATCCGACCATGAGCCGTCACTCAGGAGCTGTCTGGGGGCCAGCATGAATTCCTTAAAATTGGTAGGTAAAGGGACAGAAGCATTTGCAGAAGGGGCAACATTGTAGATGGTATGAAGTTCTGAAAATTGACCGATAGCTGAGGCATCCCAGACAGCTTGGTTTGCAAAGTTGGCTCTTAATATCAAATCTGTTCCTGTTGGTATGGTAGCCTCCTTATCCAGATAAGCATTTATGTCAATTAAGATGTCCTGAAGAGTTCGCATAGGAGAACTTTAAGGACTAAATGCGGGAGGTTATCAACTATAAACTTGTATAAAACCTGCCCGTTAGTAAATAGGCGGGATTTCCATCAACAAAAATTAACCTCTCTGGATCAGGGAGGACAGAAGACACGATTAAGGCCTTACCCGTGATGGTCTTGAGAGTTCCATTAACGAGGTTAGCTTTTCCGGTGATTGTCTGGATGGCACTACCCACTGCGGATAATAGGTTCGCGACACCTTGAATAGTTTGAGTAACGCTTTTCTGAATCCTCCCCTTACCTGTGATAGTTTGGAGTACTGATACCATTAACCTTGCCAGTCCCTGAATCGTTTGATTAGCTGATGCTGTTATCCTCGACTTACCTGTGATTGTCTGAGTTGTTACCAATGCCACTCTTGCCACGCCTGCTATCGTCCTCGAGACCGTCTTAAGGATTGCTGAGAGCCCTGTCACCGTACGACTTACTATTGCTGTAACGCGAGACAACCCGAGTATCGTTTGTAATACTGTAACCGTGACCCTCGATCTACCTAGAATAGTTTGTGATACTGTGACTATTACTCTGGCTCTACCGAGTATCGTTTGTAGAGTTGTAGCTGTGATCCTAGACCTACCTAATATCGTTTGTAATACTGTGACTGTTATCCTGGCTCTACCAAGAATTGTCTGTAAGACTGTGGATGTAATGCGTGACCTACCTAATATCGTTTGTAGTGTAGTTATTCGAATCCTAGCCCGACCTAGAATGGTCTGTAAAGTGGTTGCAGTGATTCTGCTTCTTCCTAGAATAGTCTGAACTGTAGTTGCTGTAATCCTTGCTCTACCTAGAATAGTCTGTAATACTGTGACTGCA